CTGTTGAACATATTTGGTCCATAGAACCACCCGTAGTTGTACCTGTGTTTCTAATTTCACACCTAACAGGAAGATTTGGATTGCTCATGTATACAGTAGGTAAATTATTACTATGTAGAAACTCATGAACGTATATTATATCACCATTATGAGCAAATCCTACACGAACCCTACCAACTCCTAACCATTGAAAATCAATTGCCACTAATTGGGTATTTGTAATGTTTAACCAAGATGCAGTGTTTATATTCCATTCTGCTTGAGTTTTTCTAGTTTCAATAGGAGCACCAGAAACAAAACTTCTAATGACCCATGATAATGTACCATCACCTGCTTGTTCAAAGTAGATACCATCATTATCATCAAAGTATCCAGTTCGTTTAACAACATTAGTTGTAGCATTACCAAAATTAATACTACTCATTATTACTTGAGATTTTCCAGGCATATAATGATGATAAAATTTTGTTTGATGTATAATATAACTATTTGTATTGCTAGTAGTAGTCAATGTACAGCATGCTTTATTTTTTATAAATGTTATAGCACCACCATTTGCAGCAACATCTAAAAAATTAGAATCGATACCATATATATGTTTATAGTCACCTAATGTAAATGGTTCTGATACTCTTTGTCTACCAAAAGCATCAGATACTCCAGATGGAAATGTAACAGGAATAGGATTCCCAACATCATTCTTAATCTCACCATCATAAGGTTTAAACAAATATGTCATACTATTCTCCAGCCATTACGATAGATCAATTGTATTCCACCGTTATTAATTTGAATTATAAATCCACCTGCATCGTTATCAACATTGCCTTGGACAGTAATAGGATTGGTCTCTGCGTTACCAGATTCATCTTTAATTATAAGCATTCTACCTGAACTTGGAGTAATTGGTAATGTAATAGTGACTGGTCCATTATAATTTACCCCCATATAATATTCATCTCCATCAACAATATATGTTGAAGTATCTATCAATAAGGTGCTATAAATTATATCATGAGGATTTACTTCGGCAAATTCAAATTTCTTTATTGTATCATTATATCTAAGGTATCTACCATCCATAATAGACGGTCTATATACATCATCTAACCATCTTAGATTAACTTCACCGCTTCCTGGACCTGCTACTGATATTTTTCCAACCCATTGTTCAAGAAATTTTAATTTATCTTGTAATGCTTTAAAGTTTGGTTCAACGTGCAAAACTTCTGGTTGTTGGAATATAGAATTACCAATTGCTTCTTCATATTTTTCTATAGGCGATTCTTTAGGTAATTCTTCTTCTATTTCTTCGTGTATCGTTTCGACTTGTTCCACTTCAGTTGATTCTTGATTAGATATAATCTCAGATAATTGACCAAACAAAGAATCTAAATCAGTCTTAACGTGTTCCTTAACTGTTTCCATTCTTTTGTTAATAGGATCATTTACCTTTGCCTCTCCTAATTGACCAAACAATGAAGATAAATCTCCTTTAATATTATGCTTTACTTCTTCTAACCTTTTTCCAATAGGATCATTTTTTTTATAGTCCTGTTTACCTTCAGCAATTAGTTTGAAGAAATCGTTAAATTCACTCATATTATTAATCTTCTGGATTAAATGCTGCAGTATAACTTACTAATTCTTGTTTGCATCTTGCAAGAGAATTAAATTTTTGCGGATGTTCTTCATTTGGATCAACTAAAATCCATTCTTTATTGGATACTTTTTTGATTGACCAATCAGTATCTTTTTTGGTTTTACTGTTATACACATTCCACTCATTGGCTCTATATTTTGATTTCTTAAGAACAGGAGTTGCTTCGGTATTTTCTTTTAGGTATGTTCTAAATGATATTAAAGATTCTCCTAATACGGAATTAATTTTTTGAAGTGCCTTAACCTTATCTTCACCTTTAGGAGTTCCAATTTCTCCGCTCTTAACTGTAATCATTGAGCTAAATACTCCTTTGATTCTATTCTTACTTCTAGGATTTTTGATGTTCTTCTTAACTTGTTTCAACAAGGTATCAAAGTCAACATCTAAATTATACTTGCTTAAAATCTTTTTAATGTCTTCAAAGTTTCTACTTTTCCAAACAACTGTACGACTTTTCTGTTTAAATGAATCTGGTTCATATACAGCGTGTCGTAATTGAAGCTCTATACTTGAAAGATTAAATTCATACTCTTCATCTTTTGGTAACTCAGTAGGCGCTTTAATACCCATCTTAGTAAACAAAGGTCCTAATGGTTGTTCAATAGTAGCAACCTTAACTAATCCTAATATCAAACCTTGCTTTTCAGCAGCAAAGTCTAAGAACTTCTTTTTGAATTCTGCTTCAGTATGATCCAATGCAATAATATTATCAATTTGAACTGAGTAATTTAACTTAGCATCATGATATCTAATGGTAACAATCTCACCAGTATTAAGAAACTTCTTACCTTTATATCTTTCAGATTTAAATGGAACGATAACTGAATCAGGAAGTTTAGCAAGCATTGCAGCAAGTTCTTTCTTAACAGTTGTTTTATCTTTATCAGATTTGATATGGGTGATAAGGTCTATATCACCAAATTCAGTTTTATTTGGATTTGAGTTATAAGAACCAGATGGTTCAATTGAAACAAATCCAGGAAAGTGTTTAATAACTTCTGTATAAGACTTTAGAAACTGTTTAAAGTGTTCTCTACTTTGAATTCTATCAGCACCAGTTGAACCTGACATATTATAATCCTTTTAATGCTGAGTTATCAGGCAAGAACTTTCCAGTTAATGCCAATTTTGTTTTACGTTTTTTCCATTCTACTTGTAAGTCATCTGGAATATCTGCTCTTGTTGAATCAAGTATCTTCAAATAGATATCAATCATACTAGAATAATCTTTAGGTTTCATTTTTGTTTTTAATAATTTATGCAGTTTGTAATAATCTTCAGCATCTGCTCTTGTTATTTTTACACCTAACTTCTTACCTAATACATCTAATGCATCTTCTGGATTATGTGCAATAATAACACCAGTATCTTTATCTTTAACACCAGTGACATGATTAAAAGAAAAGTTTGCTACTTGGAATGCAGACAACATCAACTGAGTTCTATGTAATCCTTTTACATTAGAATTGGCAGGATATGCAGCAGAATGATAAGAGAATGTTAACCATTCAAGGTCACCAATCATCCAATCAATTTGAACACCTATACCAACATCCTGTCCTTTCTCATTGATTTGAGGATATAAACCAAAAATGTTACCATTAGTAACTTTCTTTTCATCACAATATAATTTAGGAGCATGAGAATTGATATACAATGTCAATTCTTTAAGAAATGCTTTCATTAGTAACATTTCGGGAGAAGCAGACTTTGCTCTTTTTTCTAACTTAGCAAATTCTACATGAACTGCTTTTGGATCTATATTCCATTGTTCCATTGATTTATCAGACATTGTATGATCTAGTAAACTTTTGGAGTCAATACCTAAATCTATATCACCACTTATTGGTTTCTTACCAACTGAACCAAGTGGTTTGAAATGATTTAGATTAAAGATACTTGCTTTTTTAGGAAAGATATGTTTCAATTCATTGAAATATGATTCAAGTGTAGGAGCAATATGTTCTAATTTAATAGAGGCAGTTTTATCTTTAAAAACATTACCACCTTCAGTGATATATTCTACAAACGATTTCATTTAGTTTCCTTAAATTATTGTTACTTTTTCAGCATTATTAGGTATTTTGTCTGTAACGACAATTCTACCTGCACTATCACCTTTGCTAGGTGATTTTCCATAAATTTTAGGTATTCCTAATTTATCTAATGCTTTTGAATCAAATCTCTGATCTTCTCTTCTTGCTCTTAATCTAAAATATAATTCATGATTTTTAGCATATAGTTTAGCTTCTTTCATTGCACCATTAACAATCACTATTATATTAGGTTTCTTATTTTGGATAGTCGATGTAACATCCATAGGTCCTATATACATGTAATGTATATAGGACCACCAATTGCTTCATTACCGACAACAATTTTTACTTTATCAGTATCACTAATTTTACCATATACGTCAGGAACTTTATCACCATCTTTTATTTTATTTTTCAAATGAAGTAATACCAATTTCATGAATTTTTTTGCAAGACCTGGAATAATAGTTTCAATACCTTTTAAACCACCACCTGCTAATGAAGGTGCAGTAGGACCTTTCATAGAAATGTTAATAGGTTTTTCTTTATTTAACACAAATAATTGAACATCAGTATAAGGTTCAGAACCACTAGTTTGTCTTCCTGAAAATTTTTCTGCTCTAACTATATTAGGCAATCTAATTTGTCCAGCTACTAATGTGATTGGTCCGCCATTTTTGATAACAGCAGAATTTATAATATCAATAAAACTATTTTCTTGTCTTTCTGCTTGTAAACCTGCCATAAATAGTAACCATATATAAAGTAATAGTTACTATTTATAAGTTTTTATCTTTCAATCTTTTGTCTTCTTTACTAAAACCATACCGTAATTGTTTATACCTTTTTCAATTTTAGCATCACTTTTCAATATAAGTTTAGTTTTCTTGAATGAACTATAATCAACATAATGGTGCCATCTATCATATCTCCATACTACAGAAGCAACATCAGGATGTAAATCAACTAACATTTGAGATTTGTTTATAGTTCCTTCAGCATTCATTCCTCCATCTCTCCATGTTGTTCTATCCTGATTTCCTTCTTTATGGTAAAATTCATCAGTATTTCCACCTTTTAAAGTTTGAGTTGCTGCTTTACCCTGAAGAAAAGCATTAAACTGAATAGTGCAATCACCATCCTTTAATACTCGTAAACATATATCCGTATCTTCATTATATCTACCACGCCATCTATGTTTACAATTATTAGATATCAATAGACAAGAATATATTCTTGTATTTTTAGCATATGGTGGATACTTACTATTAGGTGCAATAAAAAATCTATATTGAAAACCTGATATAGGAACATTTTCATATCTATCGATAAAATCTTCTGCTGCTCTAAATATTTTTCCAGTTTCAGTTCTGGTTTTCATATTATTATTCAATCTGAAAAAAGCACGAATATTATCATCCATTACCCAATGTCTTTTTGCACCTAAAGATATAGAATGTTCCCAACACCAATTTCTTGCTCTAGTTGGACCTTCACCATGATTACTAAACGGCAAAACAAGTATTTTTGTAGGATCTATAACTGCTGCATAATCATCATAATCTTGTGGTTCAATAGCAATATAATAAGGCACATTCATTTTTTCAAGTGCCTTACTTGTTAATCTACTATCTGCTCTACCTTTACTTACAATATAAATTGGATATTTTGGATTCATATATACCTTCTTCCAGAATTGGTACCTCGAACTAATTCTGGAATCCAAATACTTTTAGTTTTTTCTGTTATATTTTGTCCTATAAGTTTAGCAAATTCTTCTAAATCTTCAGGAGAATCAAATCTAACGACTAACTTTTTATATGCTTTTTGATCTTCTTGAATGAATTCTGGCATACCTATCCATTCTTCTTCTTCAATTCTCATTATTCCTCCATCCATCTTTTCAAAGTGTTTTCATCTCTATCTAATTTAGGATACCAAATACTTTTGGTTTTCATAGTTAAATTTTGACCTATAAGTTTAGCATATTCCTCATAATCTTCTAAATTCCTAAAACTCATTTGAATTCTCTTGAATGGTGGATTATCTTCTTGTTTGAAGTCTGGCATACCTATCCAATGTTTTTTCCATTCTTCTTGAATAAATTCTTCATCTTCACCATCAAAAAAATCAGAAAGAGTTTGAGGCATATTATCATTAGTTTTAATGCCAATACAACTTTCATATTCAGTAGATTCTTTTATTTCCATTATATCCTCTCTTAAAATTTAAAATTAGAAGTGTCTTTCTTTACTTTTGGTGTATAAGTAGGAACAGGTTGACTCGGTGCAACTAATCCTACTTGAGCAGAATTTTCTACATCAAATATCCTCATCTTGTTTCTATCTATACCTACAACAAACTTTTTATAATAACTTGGATCATTATATCTATTCTTCAATTGTTTAATCATTATTTGACCAAGTTCTTCAAGTTCTTCTGTTGATATCAATGCCAACATCAAATCACAAGTTTGAGGTAAACCAATAGATTCAGAAGTGTTTGTTAAATCTAAATCAGAACTATTAATACCTTCGCGATTTGATTGAGTTGCAGATACTAACGGAACATTATATTCAACTGCCAAACCTCTTAACTCTTCTGCAATAGATTTAACATAGGTATAACTATTCACACCAGTACCAAACTTCATTCTTTGCGAAGCACAAATATTCAAATAATCAACAAAGATGATATCTGGAACAAACTCTTTTTTTGCTTTCAACTCTTCAATCAATGCCCTAAAATGTCCAGTATGTGCAGATGCAGTAGGATATTCCTTAATAATCAAAGTTCCTTGTGCTTTCTTCTTTAACTTTTGTATACGACTATCGAAAATATTTTTGTCAATGGTTTTAATTTCAGACATACCAAGATTCAATAAATTAACATCTATTCTTTCTGCAATTCTTTCTTCAGCCATTTCCATTGTTATATACAAGACATTCTTATTTTGTGCCAATGATGATGCTGCCATATGACACATAACCAAAGATTTTCCAACACCAGTACCAGCCAAAAAGATATTCAAACTCTTTCTAGATAACCCACCTGCGGTAATCTTATTTAAGATATCGATATCAAAAGGTATTTTCTCTTCCACTCTACGATAAAATTCAAACCTAGATTCTGCATCACTAAAGTAATCATGACCAACATTGGTATCAAAACAAATACTTAATGCTTCTGATAATAGATTAGGAATTGCCTCTTGAGTATGAACTTTATCTTTTCCTTCTATTATTTGAATAGAATCCAAAATTGCTATATAAACTGCTCTTTGTTTACAAAACGATTCGGTATGTTCTAATAACCAATTTGGATCAATTTCATTATGAGATAAAGACTCAACAAGTGTTTGGGCTTGTGTAAGTTCTGTTGCATTTATATCTCTACGATTAGAAATTTCAATTGATAAGATTTCTGGTGTTGCAAGTTTAGTAAATGTTTCAAA